CTACATTAAAGATTGGAAAATCTTTTATTGATATTACTCTTCCATTTGAGTTAGTAGCGTCAAATCTTCCAGGAACTATACCAGCACTTACTGGTGATAAATCACCCTCTAAACTATATGTAATAGTTGGATTTGCCCCACCAATATTTGGATCAGTTTGAGTGATCGTAAATAGTTTATACCCATAGTTTTTAGAATTAAATCCTTTTCCAGTACTATTAATACCCACACTGACATTCTCAACTAATATTTTATCTCCAACATTAAATGGGAAAGCAGATGCAGTGCTATATCCCACTGCACCTGGATTCAATATAATTTGTACTGTTTTTTTACCTGCGTCATATGTTATTGAACTAATACCAACTCCGTTTGTATTATTAACTGGGAGTATAACTGGAGCTGTGTTAGAAATCTCTGTACTATTTTTTGAGACTAAAACTTGTGAGTCTCCAAGTTTATATGATAACTCAACATCAACGATTCTACCGGTGAACCCATCAATAAAAACAAGATTTGGTGCTATCGCATAACCATTACCATTAGAACTGATTCCTATTCTCTCTATAGTAGTTAATGGATCAAGTTTTAATATTTGTGGAACAATGGCGGAAGGTCTTAAAGTATAATCTGATGGATAATCAAATCCAATGTCATTTAAGCATTTTTTCTTAACTTTACCAATATTTGTGCTCAGTGGTTCTAAAATAGACCCTTTTCCCCAAGTTGAAGCAACACTGATTATTGCTGGTAAAATCTGATAGTTTTTACCACTGTTTCTAATATTAATTTCGTTGATTGGACCAATCGCTCTAATAGAGTTAGTATTATATGAAAGAGTTGCTTCGAATAAGTTATAACTATTTTTTTCAGGTTTTAAAAGAACATTATATTGAAGAGATGTTGTTCCAACTCCAGTGATTCTATGATTTCCACTATAAACACTAGTTGTTACAATAATAGAGTTATGATTTGGAATATTTTCCTCATCTATAATGATATTTTTCTTATCCTCTGGAATGTTAAAAATATCTATTGGATCTAACTTATAAAAGAAATTTTTTGGTAATCTATCAGAAACAGAAATTGTTACTTTTGCTCCGGAAGTTCCAACTGTTCCCGTTGATTTTATTTCAAATGTTGAACTTGTTCCTGATGAAATAAACTTGTTTTTAAAATTAAAGTCTTTGTAAAAGTTTAGTTCAAACGCAGGATAACTCACTAATCCTCTACGATAAGAGAGACTGGAATCAGATAAATCAAACTCAACAACTTGATTTCTTATCAGTGCAATTGGTGGATTGATTGGTGCGACACTGCCAAAAGTATTAGATACCATATCGACAACTGTTGGAGTTGCTTTGATAGCATCGTAGTATGTTGGCGCAAGTTGAAATCTATTACTATCAAGAACAACAATATAAAATAATGAATTATTTGGAATAGCTTGGGCATCAACAATGATAATACCATTTTCAGTAGCAACTAACGTATATGGAGTCTCTACTTCTAACGGTGAAGGAAATATTGTTGCTACATTTACATTTGTATTTGAAGTAATAATCCTATCAAGAGATGATAAAGCAGATTCATATAAAACTTTTTGACCAGTGACAAACCCATGATTTGATAAGGTAATAATATTGTTTAATAAATCAACTGCAGTTTTTCCAAAACTAACTTTATTACCCAATACTCTTTTTTCAGCATCGCTATAGGTTAGTTTTACTGAAGTTGTAATTCCAGGAAATACATTTACTTGTATTGTATCATTTGCAATGAGATTATGAGTGGAAGCAGTAGAAACTGTGACAACATTTCGATTAACTAATCCAGAGAGAGTATCACCATGATCTGTCTTAAAACTATGTTTTTCACCAGATCCAATATTTGAAATGAATAATAGTTGATTAGTTGTAGATCCTATGCCAACAAACTGTCCTGGACTTTGTACGTCAGGAACAATAGGATTGGTTGCAATACCAATGATGTCATTTGATATTCTTGCAGCATATACAATAGAGTTATTTAAAAGTGTAAAAGTATTAATACCAACAATATATCCTGTAGAAAACTGACTGGTTAATGCTAACGAAACTCTAATTGGATCACCATTATTTGTCTTATAAACAAGCCTATCATTAGTTTTTAGTCCATGACTTGGTAAATAAATTTGAGCTGCAGATAGAATAACTGATGTTGCCCCTGTTCCAGGATTTGCAAAAAGAACTGTTATTGCTGTTGTTGTTGCCACTCCAACAACTGATGTAAGGTCAGTTGCACCTACCCCAGCAACAGCAATGGATTCCACTGGATTAAAATAGATTTCTTTATTTGGAAAAAGATTTAAGTTTTGAGAGTATCCAACATTAACGAAAAACTTTCTAGAATCTTCATATGCAAAAGTTGACGCAGTGTGCGCTGCTCCAACACTATTTCCATATTTTCTTTCTACTTTAATTCTAGAACCAGATTCATCAATAGAAAGAACCTTTACTTTTTCGTTTTCAATCGTGTAAATATCGTTGACAGCGATATCTGGATAAGTTAAGGACCCAGATATACTAATAAAAGTAACAATTCCAGTTGTCCCTGTTGTTCCGATACCAGATCTAAGAACTAAAGCGTTTTGAGGAACTTTAATAGAGAAGAATCGTTGTAATCCTGTATTAGTAGTAGAAAGTCCACTAATACTAACCTCATCATTATTTTTTAAGTTATGAGGATCAGGGGAAAATCCAATTAATGTTCCAGTTTCACCAGATTGACTAAACTCAATATTTGTAAGTTGAGTGCTTGCAACACTAACACCATTTACAGATACACCTTCGACTCGTGAAACCTTAGCAGCTGCACCATATCCAGTGGTGCCACTATTATCAAAAATGACAGCATCATTAACTTTATAATCTATTCCTTTTTTAGTAATTTTAATATTTTCAATAGATCCACTATTAATCGATTCTATTTCTGAGTCATGATTTTGTATTTTATTTGGATTTAAAACATAAGGATATTCTTGAGTTTGAGATGTGAGATTATATGGGGTTACATTTCTAGAAAGATTTTCACTTACTAAATCAAACTCATCTTGATTAGACTGTCGTTTGAAGTTAAATTCAATCGGCGCAGATTTATATTGATCACCAATAAAATATGGAAATTGTGGGAGTTTAAATCCTAAAAATGGACCTGTGCTCTCAACTGAACCAGAAGAAATAGTTGTAAAATATGCATACGTTCCATTTGGATATTCTGGGGTAACACAAAACCTTCCATTGTGTTTATCAAGGTCACCTTTACTATTGAAGATATAATCGTTAACAAAAAATCCTTGTGCAAAAGGTGGTCTATTAGAAGAAGTTATTCTTTCATATCCAGATCGCATTGCTCTAATAGAACCACCTTCAGGAGTGTCATATCCATAAGGTCCATATATTGGATTTCCATCATATGCCCAACCGATAATAGGTGAGTGATTTGTAGATTCTTTTTCTGTGTTTGAAACTAAATCAATAGTAAGATCTGGAACGAAAACTTGTTTACCAAGTCTTATTACCTCTCTATAAACATTTTGTCTTAGTTTTCTCGGAGCATACAAATGAGTATATTGAAGTCCATAATTTGGATTTAATCCTTCAGTTAAAATACCATCATCATTAGTCACAACACCATTTTGTAAGTATCGCTCAAATAGGTTAATAACCCATGCTTTTATATTTGCTTGAAAACTAGATCCAGATCCAGCAGGAACAACATCTACACTAGTTTTACTATTTGTGTAGTTATATCCACTATTTGCAATGAAGACTTCAGTGATAGATCCATTTTGAATGATTGGTACTAATTCAGCACCTTGCCCATCACCGAGAACGTTTAATTTAGGAGGAGAGTTATATCCAGACCCTCCTGATTTTACAATAACTTCTATGATTGTTCCGTTAATAACAACGGTCTCTAATAAAGCACCAGACCCACGATTTAATGTAAAAGTTGGTTGTCTATTATCACCAATTATTTCACTGCTTCCATATCCAACTCCATTATTAGTTAAAGATACCCCTATAATTTTGCCTCTAACAATTGGTTGTAAAGTTGCCTCAAAATTTTGTCCACTAAATGTAGATACACCAATGTTTCCAGTAACTAAAACTCTAATAGGTTCATAGTTAAAGTTATGTGTGCCTGATCCCTGAGATTCAAAATTAATAAATTGGTTTGTAGAATAATAAAAATCTTTTGTAACTGTTAATCCGACTCCAACCACAGACAATCTAAACTTATCGTTATTTACTTTTGTTACATAATAACTAGATCCATGTATTAATCCACCAATAGGAGTAGATGATGCAGTGTATACAACTATTTCACCATCGATATATCCATGATCATTAAAGTTAATAGTGTTTGATGCAACATTTATATTACTAAAATTAACAGATACCTGCCTAGTTTTATAATTGGATCCCGTGTTGGTAACTTTAATGCTGTTGATAGTTTTTTTTCTTTGTATAGCAGTTAAAGAATGAGATCCACTACCATATGAAGTTAAATTAACTGTGTTAATACCTGCTATAGCATCTTCATAAGTTTCATGAAGTTTAACTATGGTTGCAGACACAGGGAAAACATAATATGGAGAGTCTGTTGAGATTCCTCCTATGTTTGATGATCCATTTGTTGAATATATAACTGCTTCACCATTTCTAAACTTATGTGAAGAAGAAAATCCAATGGTGTCGTTTGTTAAATTTACTTCGAGAGCTTGTTCAAATGCGTTAAATGTATTAATATGTTTTACACTAATCATATCTGCTTTTGCAGTTGCTCCCCTTCCACCTCCACCTATGATACTGATTATTGGAGTTCCAAGATAATCAAATCCACCATCAACAACTCTGATGCTTTCAAAAGATCCCTCTACAGCACATAAACCGCTTGCATTAATGCCAGTGGGATCAGTTATAGATAAAACTGGAGGATTAATAACATCATATCCATCTCCACCAGATGTTACAATAATATTTTCAATAGGCCCATAAAAAACAGAGTCGGATGATTTATAGTTTAAGATTTCAACACCATTAACTAACATCCCAATTTGACCTGGTTTAGTGTCAGATATGTCCACCGTATTTTCTGGAGTCGAAAACTTTCTAATCAGTTTTTGAGATTCTAAAGTTTGTTCAGATAGTGCAAATAGTTCAAATTTATTATTAGTTACTGTTCCAGTGATAGTAATATAAACATTATTAAAAATGTTTGCTCTACTTCTAAAAAGAGAAATTTCATTATCTGAGATTTTCTTTACAAAATAAACACCGGCACTAATGTTTAACTTATTTGAACCTGTTCCTGGGATATAAACAATGGAGTCTCCAGTGTATAATCCATGAATACCAACGTTGATTGATATATTGTTGTTGAAAACTCCACTAAAAGTAATTGATCTATCTTTAACATCTAACGCTTGTTTAAAGTAAGATGGTAAAGATGGTGAAGCAACATATAAACTGTCTTTTAAATCAGTGTATACATTTTGCACATTTGCAATATTTTTATTTACGCCTGCAAAGTTTGTGCTATTAACTTTAGTTAGATTTTTAAATACTTTATAAGTTAATCCCTCATTAATACCTGTTCCTATTCTTATTTGAAATGTAGTTTCATTTTCAATAGAAGTTATTTCTGCAATAACTGAAAACCCATTTGATGCAAGAACTCTTACTGACTCACCGCTATACATCGTCAAACGATCAAACGTTGTAAACCTATAAGTGTAATCAGATATATCAACTAGTTCAACTGTTTTAATATTAAAAATAGAGGGAATATTAAAAATCCAGTTGTTTGATTTTTTATCTGTTAAAGAAGATCCAAGTGCTTTGATTTTAATCGTATCTGAGTCATGAAGTCCATATTCAGAGTCTACAAACTCAAGATCAGTGAGAACAGCACCAATACGAACTTGCACCAAATTGTTAGTTCCAATTCCAGAATAACCATAAGCATATGTATCAAATCTTATATCAGTCTCTGATAAAATGTCTGGAGTTCCTCTACAATCAAAAAACTGATTTAATGTTTTGCTTGTATAGTTAATGTAGTTTTCTACACCTTGAGCACTAGTTACAACTAAAACGCCTGAAGTTGGAAATCCTACGGTTGAATCCACATCAAGAGTTGTGGATCCAGCGGAAACAGAGGTAATAACTTTTGTTTTTGGGTGTACTTGAAAAGTGCCATAGATTGATCCAAATACATTAATATCTTTATCGTAGTCAGAATCAAGACTTATTTTATAATAATCCTTTGAATTTTTTGTAAGTTTTTCTACTTTTGTGATTGAACCCCGAGCTTGACTAAAGTCATCAGTTTCATCTTGAAATAATGTCCTGTTAACTAAGTCTAAAGGATCTCCATAGATTGCCTCTACAACTAAATCTTTTGTAACTCTATACTCAGCGTTAGATGGTTCAAAAAGATAATCTCTTGGTTTTATGACTTCTACATCAACTCCATACAGAGCACGGAAGAGAATTTCAAATGATTCATCAGCACCTTTACTCTCATAAAAGTTTTTTGATTGTTTGAGAAATAAATTTTGATTTAATCCAGTAAATAACTCTCTTTCTTCAAATCCAGGTGCGATTTGTGTTTTAACTTTTTTTAAAAACTCTTTTAGAAAAAGAATACTTAAGTTTTTAACTTTTTTTCCAGAGGTGTGTTTGTTTACGGAGTTTTTAGAGAACACTAATGTGTCCGGTTTATTTGGACTTCTATAAGAAGAAATACCAGAAAATCCACGTAAACATCCATAAAATGATGTAGAGGTTATTCCAACATACGTGATGATTTCAGAATCAATTTGAATCAATCCATATCTTTCTGGAAATCCTAAAGTGCTGTTAACATTAATAAGTATGCTATCATAAGATAAATCACTCGTAAGAGTTGTCTCTTCAGTTAAGTTTGTAAGTTCTTCAAGTTTTACATATTTGTCAATGTTTTGTAAAATATCAAGAGTGCCTCCTTGATATTCTAATGATCTATAGTAATCCTCTAAAAACTCTACTACAAGAGGAAAGTCCTCCCTCACAAACTCAGGGAGTTGACTTTGAACGATGGAACTGATTTTAACTCTATTTACCATTTTATTTTACTTTCTAACTAATCCTCTAGCGGAGTAACTTGGAGTGAATACATAGTTTGTTCCTGATGGATAAGTTCCAGAAGAAACTTCATCAATGATCATATCAACACTAGTGCCACTAATATCTAGTTGCAAATAAAGATCTTGTAATCCAACGACATCATTTGATGCTGGAACTACAGAAATCTCAATAAGACTTGATTTTCTTTGAGTGCCTGTGATTCTAACAGCATTTAAAAGGATTTCTCCTTTTTCATAATTAATGATACCTGCTGATCTTCTTACAATTTGAACTTGAGTGTCTGAAAGCGGTTTAAAAAATATAATAGAACCAGTTATTTTGTTTGGATTTGGAATGTCAGTCAAATAAATGGTATCCTGTATACCAGCAACAGTAAATCCAGAAGAGCGAATATTATAACCATCTTGATTATTTACACTGATGGAGTTTCCATAACATATTTCATATTCAGCAAACTCATTAAATTTTGGTCTAGCATCACGACGCATTTCTACAGTTGTAATGTTTGATGTAATCGATTCATGCGAGTTATCAATCAAAGAACCAACTTTACTATACTTAAATCTTGCTCCATACTTATTAAGTTCTGTAGAGTTTGCATATGCATTTAAGTTTTCTTTTACAATCGCAAGGACATAGTTTGAACTTGCTGCAAGATTTGGATTATAGTAAACAGAGGAGTCAAGTTCAATGTAAAGATATTTCAAATCAAGAATTTCAGGCACAATACCTGCTACACTATATTTTCTAAGTTCTCTCTTTAAATTATCTTTAATCGAGTTTGGAACAAACGGACCAAAAGTTGGTTTAATAGTAATAAAAACTTTTCCAAATCTTGGGGGGGTTAGTTCCTCACCACCAAAAACAGATACAGATTCAGCTTCTGGATAGATCTGAGGAATGATTGCTTCATAGTCATTTGTTGTTACCGCACGATTTTTTGCCGCGTATAGTTTAGGTGCATATTTTTTGATAGAAGATACTGATTCTATTTCTGCACCACTCGTTGCAGTTTGAGTAACAGCAAGAAGTGATATATCACTTGTAACAATATTTGAGTTATTGTCTAAAAGTCTACCAGCGAAACTTAATGTAGAAACACCATTTGCATTTTCTCCATTTGTTACATTATAACGCACAGAGATTGTTGCTCCTGGTTCTAGTTTTTTACCAAATACTCCATCACCAAAAATTAGTTCATATCTTTCGTCATCAATCTCTTGAATAAAAAACACTCTAGATGATGATGTAACGTTGAATAGACTATCTGCAAAAGTATACGTTACTCCTTGAAGGACTCCTGTGCCATCTTCATCAACAGTTACTCTAATCGTTGATGTGTCAATGTGAGGGTTATCAAGAATAAATTTTTGCTTTTTATCAGTTGCACTCACAACAAAATCTATACCTAGATAGGTTCCTTCATAGCACTCAACATTATTAAAATATGCAAACTCATTTACAACTGGAACTGTAATGTCTGCAGGGATTGTAAATGTATATGATTCTTCTCCAAAATTTTGTGTCGTTGCAACAACTCCACTTTTTAACGTAAGTTGAACAGGATTTATTGCCAGATTAGTTGTATCAACGAAAAAAGAAAACTTTGCTCTTGCCCCTCTTCTTGATCGAGGCATATATCCAATATTACGTGCAAGTGCAACGATATTTTCTCTAAGTGTTGCACTATCAATAAAAACTTCATTTGATGCCATGTTGGCATTATAAGCACTAATATAAGTGTTATATGCAAGAACATCAATCAAAGTCGAAATGTTAGACCCTTCATAGTCAAAATCAGTGAAATTTGAGTTTCCTCTCAAATAATCTTTGATAGATGTTTTTATCTGATTGAAATCCAGATTTGTGAAGTTTACTAATGCCATTTATCAACCCTATTCTAATACAAAGTTAATTTCTTGAGTGGCTTGAGATAATCCAACAATTTCATAGTTAACTGTAACAACAAAAGTATTATTGTCAACATCAGGTTGAGCAATAACTCTGATGAGATTCACTCTGGGTTCATTGCTTTCGATGGTTGCAGTTATACTGTTTTCAATAACAGCACCAGTTGCTACATCTATGTTTTCAAAAAGAGACTGCTTAACATTACAACCAATATCTCGATTAAATAGTCTCTCAGTATATGCAGTCAGAACTAAATTACGTAAAGAACGAGCAATCGCATTCTCATTAGAGAGAGTAATTAAATCTCCAGTAATGGGATGCGATTGAAATGAAAAACTAATGTCCTTAAATCCGCGACTGACTCCTTCTAATGGCATTTACAAATGTATAATATTATTCTACCTTATTTAGAAGGTATTTTTAACCTATTCATGCCATCTTTCAACAAAATCATCAAATCCTCCTGCACCACCACAGGGTCTTGAGTATCGATCATCTGGTAGTTTATATACAGAAAGTGATTTTTCACTCATTATTATCTTTTTTAAGTATTTTTCCGAAGAAATTTCAGTAATTAACGTCATTCCTGACTCAATAAAGTCTTTACTTTTATCAACTGAACTGTTGGCCATTGGTTTTTGCTCCTGATTCGTTAAAATCAGAACTTTTTACGGGGTTGCTATCCCGTTCTTGTGCGGTTTTCCAAAAATATTCATCTTCATTACCCATTGCAAGTCGCTCATAACTGTTTTCAACCTGATAATAGTGTGTTGAAACCTTAAAATCAGGTGTTTTTGGTTCTTTTGGTGTTAAACTGTTGTCATAAATGCGTATTCGGTTGTTAGGATAGAGTGCAAATTGCCCATTTTGCAACTCAATGAGGTTATGAGACTTATGTTCAGCAGGATTTTCACTTGTAGCATAGTCAATTACATCTGGATCTTGATGATAGTTGTCTAAAGTGCATACATAGGTGCCTTTTTGAGGTCCAAAGTCCCGTGTATAGCACTCATAATCCATGGATCCAATGAATTGCTTCTGAACAGCAACAACTCCATAGTCCATACAGTTCCAAAACTGAAGATTAGGTAGATCTAAATCAGGATCTGGCGTTTCAGGACGAGACAAAAAAGCACTGATCGGCAGTTTATCATACATTGCAGCATACTCTGGCAAATATGTTTCAAAATAAAAAGCGCGTCCAGGTATCGATTTTGCTGATACCCAAACGCCTTTAACAAATTCGCCCCAACCACTTTGATGATCTGTTAGATACTCTTTACGAACCCACACTTCTTGAGAAGGTAAATTAGTAATTAAACATGCCATGTGATTTTTTTATTGACTTAACTATTTAACCTTGTCCTCTGTATTTTTTACGAGCCGAGTTACGGGAGGTTGCAGAAAGTTTTGTATGTTGAGAGTTTCCTTGACGAGTCTTTTTAGGTTTCCCCTCAATATGAACCTTCGAAGTCAAGCTGCCTTTAGGTCTTGCCATAATAACCTCCTAGATTAGATAATACGAGTCTTTTCGTGCCCCACGCGAATCCTAGGGTCACACCAGGTTACAATGCCCGCTGCCTTTGCATCGAGACAGAATGACACGTCTTCACCGCACATGTCTTGAACTTTACCATCCTCAAATGTTTGCATCTGAGGGGCAAACCAAGGATACTTCATCTTAGGATGTTCAAAGACACCATTCTTGATCATGACCCAACCAAACCCTGTGTAGTCCACTGTAAATGGTTTGCGCCGCTTACTCATGGTTTCTACGGTTTCGTGATTCATCACACCACCATTCTTACGGAAATCCTCTTCATCGAGCCAGTGTGCAACGCTGGTCGTATGACCATCCTCGGTAGCATACCAACCTGCTGCGAGCATTCGCTCATCTTGGGGATTACCGTCTTTGTCAGGGCCAGGAACTGCGAGATCACACAGTTGCCAGAACTTTTCAGTGTTAAAAACAATATCATTATCAATCCAGAGTTGATAATCATAGGGTAGTTTACCATCCCATGGAATCTGGTCGGGACCACGGAGAACATTTGCACCTAAACATTTGCAACGTGCAAAGTTTACCATCGAGGAATAATCCTGAGAGATCTGAATGTTCATCTGGTTCTGAACCATGTCAAAACACAGTTGCACAAAGTTCTTCAGAAAAATATAAGAGCATCCTCGACCAGGCAGGCAAAAGACAATGCTCTTCCCACGCATACGCTCTTTGATAGCATCATAGTCCCAATCAGCACCATCTTGCTGTTGTGCTTGTGCTGTTTTTACTTTAAATCCTTTTGCCATAACTTTGTTATTTTTCAGTTCAAGTATAACTGTTTATCTAGTCTTTGTCAACCTAATACGATTGTTCGGTTCCCCTCTCCACATCTGTCGTTAATCTGAGAATCTCGTATTCATCTAACTTGATTTTATCTTCATTGATCTTACGTACTAACTCATCCTCTGACAAACTATGGGCAATGACTTCGTTTGAGTGATAGATGTGATACACTGTGTGCTTCATATGTTTTGTTCACTCCTATTATCTAGGCGACCTTGGAGAGTCTGAAATTTTCTGGGGAAATTTTTTTTCTGTGCGGTATTATGAGGTCGATCTGTCACCTCTGTAGGTTAGGGTAGTTTGCCTTTTTAATTAAGGGGGGGCTTATAACCAACAACGCGCCGCCGCGATTATAAACAACCGCCACAAAACACTGTCGGATACGAATATCCGCGACTGGTAGATCACGGATATTCGTTGACACTAACTCAGAAGGCAGTAGGTGTCACTGGAGTGCGATCTTCGTCTGCAGGAGTATCACTACTCTCAGCAGCAAGAACATCAAGAATGGACAGAAGTTCGCTGCCAGTGCTACCTTGAGCCAGCAGGGAAAGTGCAATCGACTTGGACATAATGAAAAGAAAAGAGTAAGAAACTGTGATGCTGGGAGAAGTATATTTAATGACCCCTTCTCCCGTTGGGTCAGTGATGCTTACCGTGCGACAAGAACTCTATCATCTCTCCGATAAAAGTGCAGCACCTCAGAGTAATCTACTGTGCTGACTGGTTGTTGATACTGAGTGGAACGATTGATAGCAGCATGGCATTGCTCTGCGATCTGATCCAAAGTGTAGCGAGAGGAAGGAATGTAGCGCATTTGATTAGGTGCGAGTGAAGATCAATAGTCTGTATGAAGTCCTGCAAGTTCCCAGGCAGGGAATCCATCAATGCCGTCACGTTTGTAACACTCAGAATTGTGTGAGTTAAGTTGTGGGCGACCTTTGAGAACATTAGTTGAAACCCAAATCGTCTCTCTGGTTTTTAGATCAGATGCGATGTTGTAGAGTGCCATTTCGAATCAGATGTATCGGGGGTAAATGTAAGATTTGTTGATGATGGTTTGCCACTCACTGGGGGCAGAAAGTCGGGGATCTACCTTTACCCAACGACCTTGAAACTTTAGAAGGATTTTCATCAGACTGCACCGTAGAAAGGGTTACCTTGTTGAGGAGAGTTAGTGTTATCACCCGTCACCACATAATCATGATTGAGACGATCACGAATCGCAATCAGTTTCTCTACACGATTCAGATACTTTTTGCTGATTTGATCAACACCTTTCCAAGACAGAATCTGTACACACCACTCAGCAGAGATGTCACCGAAGGGTGTTTGAACGGG